ATAGGCTTTGGTTCTTTTATCTTGACCATATGGGGGTTTAGTTTGTTTCTTTGGTTTGATTTCAACTATGTACTTAGATATTTTTCCGCTTCTTTCACGTACCTTGATATAAAAGTCAGGATAGTACCTATGTGATTTACCATCTAGAGGTGAACGGTATGGTATGATAACTTCTTCACTTCCCCACTCTAAAATAGAGGGAGTTGTGTCACAATATATCATATATTTTCGTTCCCACAACGATCTATAAATGATACGTGTAGGATTACCACGGTATTTTTTGGGATTCTTTGGTTTATATGTTCCAGAGTATGCCATATATAATATAGGAAATCACTTATCTATTTAGAGTGGAAAGAGTAACAAGATTAAATGAATTCATGCAAAAAATTGGTAGTAGGGGAGGAATGTCCCTTACTACTGGTTATGATCTTGAGTTTGATTTTAGTGTAAACAACAATCCCAAGGGTTTTGTAGAAGAATTTTATACTGATGATGCTAGGAACGTTGTTAATATGATGTGTGATGAAGCACAGTTACCAAACGTTGTTTCTACTACTGGTACAGTCATAGGTAGGTATCTTGGTGAAGGTTTGATAAATTACCCACACACAAGAACATATACTGACTTGGGTTTGGGTTTTATGTGTGATGCAGAACAAATACCACTAAAATTCCTCACTTCATGGTATGATTTTATGTACGGAGAAAATAAAACATCTGATGAAACATATGATGGTACTATGGAAGCAGCATTAGGCAGTACACCTAGACCACGAAATCGTACAAATAGATTGAAGTTTCCTGATGAATATGTCTGTAATTTAAAAATTATGAAGACTGAACCAAATCGTAAGTCTTCTTCTGGTAGAGTTCCTATTACATACATCTTAGAAAATTGCTACCCTTATTCAATTGATGCTGTTCCTCTTGCTTATGGTAGTTCACAGTTAAGTAGAGTAACCGCAAGTTTCTACTACACAAGACACACTGTTTTGTATGGCAGTCCAAATCAAGGGCCTGAATTGGATCCAGACGATCCTGCATTTGGTAATTTTGGTTTAAGTAGAGGACGTGTTGGAGATAGATTTGTACAAAGGGGTGGGTAGTATTAGCAAAATTGATTTCCTAATTCCATAAAAGGGGGAAAATTTTCTCGGCACATTTTTGCCTTAAAAAGTCGCTATATATAAATATACGACTTGAAATTATTTTTATGGCATTACCAAAAATTGGGTATCCCACATATGAACTTGAATTACCCTCTACAGGCAAAACTGTCAAATATCGTCCATTTCTTGTAAAAGAGGAAAAGGTGCTTTTAATGGCACTTGAATCAAAAGACGAAAAACAAGTAATTGGAGCAGTTAAGGATTTAATCAAAAATTGCGTTATTTCACGAATTAAGGTGGAACAGTTACCTAGTTTTGACTTAGAATACATTTTTTTGAAAATTAGAGCAGCATCTATTGGTGAAATTGTTAATCTCAATGTTACTTGTCTTGATGACAATAAAACTGAGGTAGAAGCACAAATTAATATTAATGATGTACAAGTTTTCAAACCAGAAGGTCATGACCAAAAAGTGATGATTTCAGAATCCTCTGGTATAATTATGAGATATCCCAGTATGAAACAATTTATTGATAGGGAGTTTCTACAAAAGGATATGAATACTGAAGATGTATATGATTTCATTGCAGATTCAATTGATCAAATATTTGATGATGAGGAAGTTTATGATTCTTCAACAACAACTAAAAAAGAGTTCCGTTCGTTTGTTGATGGTTTAACAACTAAACAGTTTGAGTCAATTCAACAGTTTTACCTTACCTGTCCCAAACTAAGTCATACCTTTGTGGTAGTAAATCCTAATACTGGCAAGGAATCTGAGTACACGATTGAGGGATTGCAGAGTTTTTTCGCATAGCACTCTTTCAAAATAACTTGGAGGGGTACTATAGAATGAATTTTGCTCTCATGCAGTACCATAAATACAGCTTGACTGAAGTTGAGAATATGATCCCATTTGAAAGGGAAGTTTATACAACATTTCTCATGCAATATCTTGAAGAACTTAAGCAAAAACAAGAACAAGCAAAGGCAAAATAGTGGCAAATCTCACAAAAACAGCATCAGGTGACTTATCCAGTTTTATCGCTGGTAAGGTATTTGATCGTGTGAAAGAGATGATGGATGACAGAAAAGAACGTGAAAGTGATCCTAGAGTAAAAAAAGCTGCTAAAAATTTAGAAGAAAAGCAAGTATTGGATCCAGAGTCCATTCCTGTAGTAGATGATAGATTAAGACAACAGGTATCAAAGTTATTTGGTTCAAAAATAGAATCAAGACTGTTTAACTTAGAAGCATCAGTTGATAGAACAAATGCTGCAATAACCACTATTGCTGCTGGAATTGGAGATACTCAAGAACTTATTGTAAATCAAAATCAAATATTAGAAGATAAATTTGATAAACTTTTAGATGTATTAGGAACTAATAAGGATGTTGAGAAAAAGAACTTAGAAAAATTAAAAGCAGAGAACGAATCACAAGAAATATTTGATCAAAGGAAAATGTTTGGTTCTCAAGCATTATTAGAGGCAGTTGCAGCATCTTCATATTTAAGTGGTTCTCTCTTGGGATTTTTAGTGAGAAGAACCTTAGCAAGAACAGGTAAAGCACTTTTAAGAAAAACTAGTAGAAAATTTATTCCAAAAAACTTAAGAGCAAGGAGTAGATTTCTTAGATCTGTAGTTGATGGTAGTAGAAGACAAATTAGTAAATCTTTAGGTAGAAAAAGTGCTAATAAGGTTTTAAAAAGTATTGTTAAAAAAGAATTTTTTGAAAGGGGTTCTAGAGCAGTTGCTCGTAGAGCAGTCACCCAATTTGGTGCTGATATTGGTGGTAAAACAGTAGCAAAAGTTGCTGGAAAGAAAATACCTGTTGTTGGTGCTGCTATAGGTGCAATTTTTGCTATTGAAAGATTAATTAAAGGAGACAGTGAAGGTGCAGCACTTGAATTAGCATCAGGTCTAGCATCTATTTTACCTTTTGTTGGAACTGGTTCTTCATTTGCTATTGATGCTTTTTTAATTAGAAGGGATATTGAAAGAGAATTTACAAAAGAAGGTTTTGCTTCAGGAACTGGAAGTACAAGTAAGGGACCTGCAACTTTACATGGAAAAGAGTTGATTTTGGGAAGGAAGGATATGGATGACATATCAATGGGATTTAAAAATGCGATCATGGGAATTGGAACTGTTTTAACTTCTGTCTCTTTAGATGTTGCATCTGCTGCTGGAGCAGAACCTGAAGTAAGATCATTAATGGTTTCTGAAGGATTAAATAATTTTAATAGTTCTCCTTTCCAATACAATGCAGATATTGGAAAAGTTAAAACTAAAAATTTAGATATACAAGCAATTGATAAGATAGCATCCAATGGTCTAACATTACCTTTTTTATCAACAGGAAATAATAAAACATCTGATGAAAAAAGTAAAAAAAATGCTTGGTGGGATCCTTTAGGCGTGTTTAATAGAGGTGGTTCTGGTTCTAGTATTAATTTAAATAATGAATCACTTATAGATGCTAGTGGAGAACCAGGTGTTGATTTTACACCAACAGGCACTGATAACAGAGCATTGTTTGATGGAGAGGTTGTAGAAATAGGATATCAGTTTAATCCAGACACACAGCGTGGGTATGGAAATTATGTTGTTGTTAGAAGTGAAGATCCTAAAAATGGTGAACAGTTTGATGCTCTTTATGCTCATATACCTAAGAATGCCATTTATGTTAATAAAGGAGATCAGGTAAAAGTTGGTGATAAATTGGGTAGAATGGGTACTGAGGATGATGATATAACTGATATTGGTAGCATTGATGGTACACATATGAGTGTAGATTTCTTAAAACCAAATAGTGCTGAAGCATATCCATTTTGGAGAACAAATATAGTACCATTAGTAGATACAAAGTTTAGTAAATCAAAGTTGAAGACAAAGAAGGTCAATCCTGACTTGAAAACAGCATCAATGGAGATGTTAGCTGCATATGAAGATATTAAACTTAATGCATATGATGATGGAACTGGTGTTTGGACTATTGGTTTTGGTGCTACTAGAATTCGTGATCCTAGAACTGGTGAGATGAGAGATGTTAGAAAAGGAGATACTATAACTGAGGAACAAGCATATGCGATGAAGGATGTTGATTATCAAAGACATTATGATATAGCAGAAAGAGAATTGAATGCACAAGGATTGTCGTTAAGAGATTTACCAGTTAATGTTGCTGCCCCTTTAATATCATTAGCATTTAACTATGGTTCTCTTCGTGGTGCTCATAAAGGATCTACATCAAAATGGTTGATACGTGGAAAGGAAGTAACATTCCCAAATTCTCTTCCTGTAATGATCAAAAATGCTCATAAAACTGGTGATTATAGTAAGATTGCTGATTTACTTGATTTCAATCTATCACAGGATCAGGATGGTTTAAATACCAATAGAAGACAATCAGAAGCAGCAATAATAAAAAGTGGAACAGATGATGATAATTTTTATGACTTACATAATTTAGATCTCTTAGGTAATCAATCATTCTCTCCTTCACTTAGAAACAATTTATTAGTGCAAAAGATGGGAGATGATAGTCAAAATATGGAGAATATGTTTGATAAAATTAGTAGTGCTGGAACACCAATATATATTTTAAATACTAGTGTAGTGTCTACTCAATCTAATAAAACTCTTATAACTAGAAGTGTAGTAGATAATGACTGGAAAGAGCAATATAGAATTGCATCACTAGCATAATTAAATGGCAGCACTTACAAAGACATTTCAAGGAGATTTAACGCAATCAATTGCGAGAGCAATTTATGGTGGAATTGTAAGAGCTGGTGATAGTGCATTAGAAGCAAAGCAAGCAGCAGAAGGTGCTTTAATAGCAGCGAATCTTGAGACGATGAGAGTCATCAAGGAGGGGGATCCCAAGGAAGGGATAAAACCAATGCATCCAGATAGATTCTCTCCTGTAAAGGCAAACTTCCAAAGAGGTGAATTTTTTAAAGCTGCATTAAAGCATCAAATGACTCCAAATCCTATGGGGATATTTGGAGATAGATTTGCAAAAAAACCTTTTTCGTTTAGTGATCCAAATATTCTTAAGGGTCAGACATCTCAAACGTTTGTTAGTGGTGATAAAAGTCCATACACTCCACGACCAACTGGTATTGGTGTGCCAGCAGCAAATATTGCTAAAAATGTAGGACAACCATTTCCATTTATTGCAGCTGGATCTGATATAAAAAATCAAGGTGGACTTGGTAAAGTAACAGAATTATTCAATACAAAATCTGGACAACCAATGAAGGTTAAGGATCCTTTATTGGGTAAATTCTTTACATCTGTTTCTATGTCATTGAGTGCCAGCATTTTGGGCATGACTGACCAGATGGATGATAACGAAGAGGTTTTACTTTCTGTAGAAGAAAGTGTCTTTGGAACAATCAAAAAACTGGAGACAAACACAGATACATTAGAAACAAAATTAGATAATATTATTGATGCTCTAAGACAACAAAATAGAGATGATAAGATATCGGCAGACACTAAAGAAGCAGATAAGAAAGAAGAAAAAATTAAAGAAGAAAAAAGACAATTTGAAGGAGAAGTCATACAGAAAAGAGCAGAGGATGATGCAGAATTTCAATTAAGAGATCTAGCAGATGAGGCAGCAGATGAGGGTGGAATAGATGATGAAGACTTTGATTTTGGACAATTTAAAGCACCTGAACTAGCAAGAGGTGGTGTAGTTGAAGGACCACAAAGTGGATATCCTGCTATTTTACATGGTAGAGAAGCAGTAATACCTTTAGACACTCCAGCCACAAGACAGCAAAATTTTGCTTCTGGAACATCTATGATTAATGCTTCTCAAAATAATGTTTTTAGAGGCAATAACCAATCCAAAGCATCATTTGATAAATTTGTTCCTGGTATGTTTAAGGAGATTATTGAAGAAAAGATTGGTAGCACACCATTATTGAAAGATACAACAGAAATGCTAGGTAAAGCAATTGAATTGCCAGTAAAAGCAAGTGGTTTAGTTGCTTTCAACGTTTTAGGTAAAGCTTTAAAAGGTATGACAGCGTTAGCTGGTGATGTTTCAGGTCCACTCAAAACAGTTCTTTCTCCTCTGAGTGCATTTGGTGTTGATAATTCAGTTATAAATTCATTGACAAGAGACATTAATGTTGGTGGTGCTGCTGTTCAAAGAATGGAAGTTAATAAAAATGTAGGACAAACTCAAGAATCAAAACAACAAAACATCTTTACAAGATTCTTTAATAGTATAAGAGAACTTTTACCACAACCAGAACCAAATGAAAAAGGTGAAGGTGGCGGTGGATATCGTGGTGGTGGATACCGTGGTGGTGGCATGTATGCTGGTGGTGGTCCTGGTAATATATTTGAAGGTGCTAAGAACTGGTGGAATAGAGGAAGAAATTTAAGAGTTGCTGGAGAAAATACTGCTCGTTGGTTTGGTAAGAATGGACTGATGGCAGATGATGCTAAACAAATTACCAGAACTAATAAAGCGTTCAGATCTGGTGCAACAGGAATTAAAGGATGGAATCCTTTTAAAGCATTTACCCCAGATATGGTAAAAACTGGTCCTACTCCTGCTGTTCGTCAGGCATTTGAAAGACCTATTAGATCAGTAAAGGGTTTAGGTACAGTTAAAGGAGGTCTTGTTAGTTTGATATTAAATGAACTGATTAATCCACCACCAGTAGCAGATGGAACTCTAACTGGCAACATGGATGTAGTTAACAATAGCACATCAATGAATCGTACTGATAGAAGTGATAGATTGAATAATTTTATTAATCTACAATCATTTGAAAATCAAGTAGATAAAATCAATCAATTCCAACAGCAACAATCTAAAATTGTAGAAATAAATAACAACGCAAATGTCTCGCAAGAAACACCAGAAGAAGATATGAACCATATCGGTAATAATCCTAACTCTTCTTTGGATGCATTTTTCTCTTCACCTTATAATTATCGTTAGACATGGCAGAGACAAAACCATATGCGTCATCGCTTAAGACAAAAGCAATTGCAATATTTTCTGTTGCTGATGAATCAAAACCATATGCTAACATAACAAATTTAGTAACACATTATTATCATATGGAGGATATTCTCTATCCTGCATATGAAGCTAGAATGGTATTGGTTGATAATGCAACTAATCTCATAAGTAGTATGCCAATTCAAGGTAATGAAAGGGTTGTGGTTGAGGTAGAAGATACTTTTAATGAAACCTATACGTATGAGTATCGTGTGTGGACAGTTGCAAATAGATATACTGCTGACAGAAAACAAGTATATACATTAGGTCTTATATCAGCAGAAGGATTGAATAATGAGGGTATTAGGTTAACTAAAGGAGAAAGTGGAAATATCTCTGATGTGGTTAAAAGACTAATAACAAATAATTTATATGGATCATCATCTAAAAGCATTGCCAATGAAGAAATAGAAGTAGAAGAAACAAAAAATGCTTGTAAATTTATTCCTAGAAGGCAATCACCATTTACGGTTATAAGATCTCTTTGTACTAAAGGAGTTCCAAAAACAAAAAATAATAAGAAAGGAAGTGCTGGATATTTATTTTTCCAGACACGTAGAGGATTTAATTTTAAATCATTTGATAAATTAGTTTCTAAAGAACCAATCAATAACGATAAATCAACTTGGTTCTATTACTCTATGGGTAAAAGAGATAATGAAAGTGCATATCTTATACAAGAGATCAAATATAATAGTGAAATTGATCTTTTGAAAAAATTAAGAGAAGGTGCTTTTAGTAACGTTTCTTGTTATTTCAACATAAATACTGGTAAGTATGAAGAATCTGTGTATTCTATGGAAGAAAGGTGGAACGAGATGGAGCATTTAGGAAGTCAAACAAAACTCCCTAAAGGATCCAGCGATCTATCTAAATTTCCAACTAGGATCCTTTCTTCTGTCGTGAATGATGAGTTCTGGTACAACGGAACTGAATCTGCAGCTACTGACCCAAAAAATCAAATAAAAGATTATCAACCTTTTTATTTGCAACAGTCTATTGGTAGAGCAAATATTGCTTTTAACCAACAGTTAACTATTTCTGTTACTGGTCATTTAGAATTCTGTGCAGGTGACTGTATTGAATTAAGAATGCCTAATCAACAAGCAGAAGTGTTAAAAGAAGACGGTGATATTTGGGATCCAGAGAATAGTGGAACTTTTTTGGTTAAGAGAGTCACACATCAATTCCATGTTACAGGCGATCAAGTCTATAGTGTGCTAGAATTAATAAGAGACTCTTATGGTATCAAATTAAAAGAATCTAAGGTAAAATAAACATGAAATCAATAGAAGACCATATAAAGAAAGATAAAGAGATCATTGATGATCCAACAGCAAATCCTGCTGCTCGCAGACATGCTAAAGAGGAGTTACATGACCTCATAGAATATGAAGAGCATCATCATGACGAGATTGTAGCAGGTGATCACCACGATCCAAATGCACTTGAATTGTTTTGTGACCAACATCCAGACGAGCCTGAGTGTTTAGTATACGATGACTGATTCAGTACTGAGTAGTTTATATCCAACACACAATATTGGTACAGATGGATTTAATTGGTTTATAGGACAAATTGAATCTGGTACTACTGAAGATCCTAAAGGGTCTGGTAGATACCGTGTACGTATTGTTGGACAACATCCAAAAGAATGTGGTCTCGTAGAGACAGACGAACTTGGATGGGCACAAACTCTCATGCCTGTTACTAATCCACATACGCCTGGTGGTGCTACTTCTGTATCAGATCAATTAGAATCTGGTACATGGGTTGTAGGATTCTTTTTGGATCCTGAAAAAAATATGCCTGTCATTATAGGAAGTATTGGTAGAGTTGCCAATTCCTTTAAGGAAGGTGAAGGTGAGGATAAAGATCCTACACCAGGTGAAGATAAATGTAAAGCATTTACTACATTTGTTAAAGATAAGAATAAAGTTCAATTTGATCAATTTGAAAATAGTACAGAATTAGACACTGCTGCTGCTGGTGTGGCAGCAGATGGGAAAAAAAGAGAAACAGAAGACGGTGAATTAATTAGTGATGCAGAAACACTTTATCTAAAATCAAAATACAGTCAAAATAGTCAGAATAATCCTTCAGGTATTAATTGGTGTGTAGAAGTTGCAGATAAATGTGGTAAAGAAACAGATTTGAATAGCACGTTTCTCAGACTATTTTCTGAGATGTTATATGAAACACAACGTAATGATGGTAAGTTAGGGAATTATCTAGTAGGAGAGGTATCAGGGGAACTAACTGATGCTATTGATATTGGTAGAAAATATGTTACTAAAGCAAAACAATTGATAAGAACTTTTGTTGCTTCTGTCAAAGGTTTTGTTATTGAAAAAATAAGAGAAGCAGTCAAAGCATTGACTGATGCTTTGTTATTTCCATCAGATACAGGAAATGCATTATCTCCAGTAACTAAATTCTTCAATGATAATTTAGCAATAGTTGGTTGTGAGATGGCAGATCTTGGTGAAAGATTAGCAAAATTTATAGAAGAAATTATTTTTGGTTATCTATTCAATATCTACAAACAAACAGCATGTCAAGTTGATAAGTTTGTAAATGGTATTTTAAATAAGATACAATCTTTAATGGATAGTCTTTTAAGTAAGGTCTTAGGACCCCTTCAAGATCTTCTTGGTGCAATTGCAAAACCATTTAACATTCTTGGTGATGCTATTAATTATGTTTTAAATATCCTTGGTATTACATGTAGTGGTCCTGGTAAGCAATGTTCTAAAACAACTAAAGTTTGTACTGATTGTGGAGCAGATAAACGTCAAGACTTTCTTGATAATTTACTTGAAAGTTTAGAAGATTCCCCTAAAGATTTTAATCAATATACTTGTGAAGATTCTTATGAGGGAACAAGAATACCAAGAACAGAAGTTACTTTCGTTGGTGGTTCTCAAGATGTTCCAGCAAGTGAATTTGTAGCATATAGTATTGGTGATATTTTTGTAAAGGAAGGAGAAATTGCAGAATTTGTTGTAACAAGAACAGGAAAGGTTGATGTTATATCAAGTGTAAGTTTTTCTACTAGAAATGGTACAGCAGAGAATGGAACTGACTATGAAGAGACTAGTGGAATATTAGGTTTTACTGCTGGACAAACAGAAAAAACTATTACAGTTAGAACATTTAATGATAACATAAATGAGGGGAGAGAAGATTTCTTTGTTGTTATCAATAAAGACACACCAGAAGATTTAACAGCAGTTACAGATAAAAATGTAGCAAGGTGTGTTATTAGAGGACAAGGTACACCACCAGATCCTACTCAAGGAGAACCAGTACCAACAACAGAAGTGGATAATCCTACTAGCGAAGGATCTAATCCTAATGTAGATGTCTTTACACCTCCTATTATACCTGTCTCACCAATAGACGGAGAACTTGAAGCGGTTAAATCTTATCAAGTAGAAGCAGATAGGTCAACTGTAAAAGAAGGTGAATTTATAATTTATACTGTTACTACACAAAATGTTCCAAATGGGACTGTGTTATCATATTCATTATTTGGTAATAATATCACACCATCTGATATTGTAAACTTTAGTCTTACTGGTACATTTGCAATTAACTCTAATTCTGCAACTGTTGTTGTTGGTATTAATGAAGATTCAGATAATTTAGAGTTTGATGAGACACTTATTTTTGCTATAAATGGAACAGGTGCGAGAGCAAGTGTGATAATTTTATCTGATACCAATTCATTTACACCAATAGAAAAATTAGCAGCAGAGGATGGTACATCCATAGTTCCACCAGAAAGAAAACCAATGTCACCAACAATAGGTGATATTATTACAGGACCTGATGGTGGTATTATTGATGTTATCATAGAAGATCCTGGCGATCCATTTATAGAAGCACCTGCTGTATTCATAACTGGTGCTGGTATTGGTACGGCAGCAATTGGACTTCTTGATGACAAAGGATCGTTAAGTGAGATACGTATTACTGATCCTGGCTTCGGACACAAATTGAATCCTCCTTTGGTTGCATCAAAAGAATGTATTATTGATTCGTTTACTATGATAAGACCAGGTAGAGAATACACATCTGCTCCAACTGTTTATATTGATGGTGATGATACTATTGCAGAAGCAATTGTTGAAAATGGTCAAGTTATCAGTGTTAGAGTTAAAAATAGAGAACTTACTTTTGATTCATATCCAACAGTTACTATATTAGGTGGTGGTGGATATGGTGCTACTTTCTTGCCATCATTCTCTTGCCTAGAACCAGAGGCACGTGTTAAGATTGGTTCTGCTAAGATTGGAACTGGTTCTTACATTGATTGTCCATAGGAGATGAATAATGACAAATAGTTTTGATAGAAAAGTTATTAAAAATGCAGTTGGCACTACTCCTAGGGCAAATATAGTACGTGATCAAAAACCTTTTGAACCAACAAAATCAAATGAAAAGGAAGATGTAGAAATTAGTAGGACTATTAAGGTTCACATGGCAAGTAAGTCTTGGACTGTCATGGAAGATGGATCTTTAAACAGTCCAAATGGAACTGATTTGAATATTGTAAGTAAACTTACTGGAATTGGTATTATCGTAAGAAACAATGGTGATATTATATTCACCACTGGATCACAAGCAGGTGGTAAAGTTTGTGGTGGGAGAATGTTAATTAATGCCAAAGGTGGTCAATTAATTAAGAGTGGTCCTAGTATTCAAGAATATGTTTCAAACGAAAAGAGTGCTGTTGAGGGTGGAGGTGAATCTGATGATAAAGAACAAATAGCACTTTCACAAATTTCGTATGGTAATAACATTGAGGAAATTCATGGTGAGAAACATATAAAAGGAAGACAGATCACTATAGATGCTGGTGATGTTCTAACCCTCATGGCAAAGGAAAAGATTGTTCTTCAGGCAGGACCACAGGGTGGTGGTGAGATAGTAATGAACGCTGGTTCTTTAAAGACAACAGCAGATAATATTAGCACTGTATCATCTAAGCAAGAACTCATCACTAAAGAAGATACTATTACACATTTTGATCCTCGTGGAAGTCATAATATCGTATCAGCAGGTCATCTTAATATTAAATGTTTAGGTGATTTTGATTTAAAAGCTGCTGGTGTTGGTAGAATGAATTTTCTAGGTACTGCTAATGGTGCTCTTTTAGTAAAAGATTCTAGACTAAGTGCATTTAATATTCAAGCAGGTAGAGGTAATATAAGCACGAATGCAACCACAGGGAACATAGTGTTTACATCTGGTATTGGTGAGTTTCCAACACTATCTGGTTTAGGTTCTGTAATTACTAATGCACAAAAAGATATTAGTCAAACAGCATTGGTAAACTACTCAGCAAAATCAACAGGGACAATGGATCTTGAAGCACTAGGTGCTGCTACACTTAAAGCAGTTGGTTTAGCAACAGTTGATGGTACTGCTGGTGTGAAGATCAAATCTGTTGGTGATGTTTCTGTTGAGGGAGCATTTATCAGGTTAAACTGACAAAACTTTTTAAACTGTCACAAGGGGTTGACAAACACATAAGTTTATGTTATAAATAAGTATACAAAGGAAACAGGCCCGAAACTATCGTACCCTGTGCTGATGTAATAAAGTACCCCATGTCGGGGGTTTACTATCATCCGCAGGGTTATTTTTATGCCCATGCGAGAAACAAAAAACAAACATGTCTATTAAATCAACAATCGCTGCGGTAGCAGCATCTCCATTCCTCTTCGCTGGTGCAGCTTTTGCTGGTCCTTATGTGAATGTA